CATCCTCTTATGTCTATTCTTCTATCTGTTCGTAATTCTTTTCTATGATTTCCATTTATAGTTGACATATCATCTGCGTCAACATAAATCATTCTTCCTTCTTTTGTATTGATACCAAACTCATGAATGTTATCTCTTAGATCTTTGAGTTTTGATAATGTGATTCTCTCAACACGTGCAGGGTTTGTCCATGTTCCTGTCATGTCGTTGAATAACATCATGTGTGGTTTGCCTACGAGTTCTACTCCATCCACACCATACGTTGATGGTTTGTAACCCCAATTATTTGGGTCGCAATGCTCTGGTCTCCAATTAGCAGTAATAAAAGGATTCGTTTGGATTGTCATGATTTAGTTAGATTCAATGAAAATAATATAGCATAAAAAAAGGGGTTTTGCAACCCCCTAGTTTTAGCTGCAAGGTGATGCCTTGCTTTTGACCTTGAGTCCACGATACATGAGATCGTGACGTTCACGTTTCTGTGATTCTTCAATCACTTTTGCGTTGTACTCTTCAGTGTCGTACTCGACACCACGGTAAGTGACTTTTGCCATTGGTTTGTCCTCAGTAGTAGGCGTTTTTAGTGCCGTTCCTTCAGTCAACTATGCGTCCTCTAAAAGGATGAACGATCCGTTCCAGTCTGACTTACTTGCGTCCCGAAGGATGAACGTAAGGATATGCTAACATATCTGTCAGTATTTAGCAACATAAAATGTATCGATTGTTACCGATCTCTCCAATTTATCTCTGGATATGCCTCCTCTACTACGTTTCTAGTAATTCTGTATTTACTCTGAAGATCCTTGTCCTTGACTAAGCATACTATCTCTGCCTCTTCTGCTTCAAGTGACTCAAGTAATTGTATGAGTAAATTTTCTCTTCTCATGTTGGAGATCTTATCGTTACCACCTCTTACAAAGTTGTAGAGGGTTCTCCATTCATGAACTAATCGAGTATGACCCATAGTTCCCTTGGGTGATTCGTTGGGTTTGTATGGCACTGATCCTTCTGGAACTGCACTCTCAATCCCTTTGTCAAAGTTCCATATCAATAGTGCTTTGACATCATCACGTTTATGTGCCTTCAGTAAATCAATCTTTTTGTCTTTAGTCTTGGCACCATGAACTGCTCTGAAAAGTTCAGAGACTAAAGGATTGTTAGGTAATTTTGCCATGATTAATCATCATCATTGTCATTTAGATCACCCTCGAATCTTATAGCAAGAAGTTCATCGGGTAATGGGTTCCCATTCGCATCAAACATTTCTGGATGGGAGTACTGAGGAGTAGTCTCTTGCACATAGCATCGAATAAGATATCCAATTGTAAGTCCAAGACCGAGTGTTAGTATTCCTACCATAACACTCAAGGCAATGATTGCCTGTTCCATACGTTTTCTCCAGTAAGGCAGTGGTTGAGTAGTACTACTCAACAGGAGTTCTGCTCCTTTATTTATAGAACCTAAATCAGGTTCTTTTCCTGTAGGTAATGTAGTGTGTCCTTGCATCCACCTATGTATTTTTTATCAAGTTGAACTTGTGGAAAGGTAGCACCCTCCTCAAATTCTTGGTAGAACTGAGACTTAGTAAAGTCTCTATCCAATTTGTACTCGGTGACAGATATGTCTGTGGCAGCAAAGAGTTGTCTGACTCTCTCACACCATTGACAATCGTCTTTAGACCAAATAACTGCTTTCATCTTAGTCGATTATGGGCATACGACCATCACCACCAGTGATTTTATTCACCTCACCAAAGATCATGGTCTCTATAAGTAAATTTATATCAGCAGAGATTCCATCTGCAGACTCCGACATTTTACGGAACCCATTTCCAACATAAATTTGCCCTGTGACAACTGCAATGGTAGCAATACTCCAGAAATAGTAGTATGCTCTACTCTTGTTCTGTCTCGGTTTCATTTTGTTTTATATACTTCCTCATTAGTTTAGCATACATTACGTCTTGTGCACTATACAAATCAGGATGTTTTTTTGCTCTCTTTATTAATTGCTTCGCTACTCTTTTGTCTGATAATTTCTTCATAAAGGTATTTATACTTACCAGAAAGTCTTCATACCTCCTTCACGATGTACATCACTGGTGATACAATGCAATCCTCCATCCCAAAAATATCTATGTCTAAAGTTGACGATGTGTGGGGTAATACCATGTCTATCAAACGCATCAAATATTTTTTTATTATAACCATTGACAATGCAATTTTGTTCATTGATAGGAAGTACATTTATATCAAAAACTGTCTCTTCTACGTAAGTGACCCAATGATCTAACCATGTATCAATGTAATCTATTAGATCCTGATTATCTTCTTCACCCTTTATCCACCAACGTCCTTGATTTTTATTTTTCATTTTGAGAAATGGTTTTACTTTATTCCATCCAGCATCAACTGTAACTACCTCCCAATCAGGGTAAAAATGTTTATAGTATTCTTCATCCCTTATTGCTATAATCAATCCCTCTTTGACTGGGTGCATGGCACCATCACCATGACCAGGCACATCCACTCCATGCACCCTATGATTTGGAAATAATCTTCTCCACTTTTTCAGAAAAGATTCTTCATTCAATTTATTTAATATGTTTACATAGTTGAAAAATAAATCTTTACCTAACCTCCATAGACCTGCTGTGTTGATGTACTGGTCGTAAACAATAGGAACATTATTTTTATTCATCCACTCTCTAACACTTTGCCATGCATAATATCTCTTGTTTGATGGAAATTTTAGATTAGAACCTATGGTATTTGTTTGTGCTGCAAAAATAACTTTCTCCAACTCATCTCTATCAATACCCTGTAAAAATTTTAGAGCATAGCATCCCATCTCATCTCTCGATCTAAAAGATTTGATTGCCTCATTGAGTGTGAGTGGTCTGCCTGGTTGAATAAGATCCTCAAAATATTTTGCCATCACTTTCTCAGTATTTTCTAACTCTTTTGTCTTCCAATCACCACCATTATACATTCCAAAATATAAACTTACAACATCAAAATTTTTACCCCACATCTCACTTGGCATGTAAAATTTTTCTCCTACCATGCCACTAAAATCTCTTGGACACATGGGAGGTGGTGAGTCCACTACACCAGCATGATTTTTGTAATCATTTACGTCATCTGATACGTCAAGTCTTATTACCTCTACACCAAATTCATGTAATTTTTTGATTAATAATTGAAAGTCTTCTTCAGTTTCTCTTGCTACCCTTTCCATAGCAGAGCGAACTCTTACATTATCTATTGAACTATAGAACTCAGGGGGGTATGATCTCCCCACTACACATACTTTGAGTGGATCAAAGCATTGATAAACTGAAACCATAAAAAAAGACCCCTATAATATATAGAGGTCTGATCCATCTCGAACAAATATATTTATCCGATTGAAGGTGCAGTAAGTGCAACTGTTGAAGACTCAGCACATGCTAGGTCTAATGGGAAGTTGTGTGCATTTCTTTCATGCATTACTTCCATACCTAAGTTTGCTCTGTTCAATACATCTGCCCATGTTGGTACAATTTTACCACTGCTGTCTACGACAGACTGGTTGAAGTTGAAACCATTTAGGTTGAATGCCATTGTGCAGATACCCATTGAAGTCAACCAAACGCAGACTACTGGGAATACAGCAAGGAAGAAGTGTAAACTTCTTGAGTTGTTGAACGATGCATACTGGAAGATAAGTCTACCAAAGTATCCGTGTGCAGCAACGATGTTATATGTTTCTTCCTCTTGTCCAAACTTGTAACCATAGTTCTGAGAAGTAAGACCTGATGTTTCTCTGATTAGAGAAGATGTTACTAATGAACCATGCATAGCAGAGAATAATGCTCCACCGAACATACCTGCTACACCTGCCATATGGAATGGGTGCATCAAAATATTATGTTCTGCTTGGAATACGAACATGAAGTTGAATGTTCCTGAGATACCTAGAGGCATACCATCAGAGAATGAACCCTGACCGAATGGATACACTAAGAATACAGCAAAGGCAGCAGATACAGGAGCTGAGTATGCTACACAGATCCATGGTCTCATACCTAAACGGTAGGAGAGTTCCCACTGTCTTCCCATGTATGCAGAGATACCAATGAGGAAGTGGAAGATTACCAACTGGTAAGGACCACCATTGTAGAGCCACTCATCAACAGTAGCTGCTTCCCACATGGGGTAGAAGTGTAATCCAATTGCGTTGGAGGATGGTACTACAGCACCAGAGATGATGTTGTTACCATATAAGAATGAACCTGCGACAGGTTCTCTGATTCCGTCGATATCGACAGGAGGTGCAGCGATGAATGCTACGATGAAACAAGCAGCAGCAGCAAGTAGGCAAGGGATCATTAGAACACCAAACCAACCTACGTAGATGCGATTGTTAGTTGAGGTTACCCAACCACAAAACTCGTCCCATCCTGAAAGCAAACCACCACGCTTACGTGAAATAGTTGTCATTTAAGAATGCGGGTATATGAGGGGGTAAAAGAAAGACGTGATTTATACTCCCTGTAGGTCTTGGTTTAGGGGGAGTAGGAGATAACACAAAAGTCACTCCGTATTATTTATAGTAACAAAAATTTACAAACTTGTCAAGCATGTCTGCTATCTTGATGTGACACTCTCTATTAGGGTGTTTTGTATGTGGATTCACTAGATTTTTTTTCAGTAAAAATTTTATCCTATCATCATCTAGTTGCCATGTTGATAAATGATATCCGATCATGCTTGGTTTATGACCCATATCAATACACAAATTACTCATCAAATCTCTTGATTTTTCGTGTGACATAATCATATTAGGACTATCGTAAGTGTAATTGTGGTGATTGAAAGTATCGAACCAATAATTTTTTACCCCAATCATCTTAAAATAATTATCCCAATGTTGAATTTGAGTAGATAATCTTTTTACCTCCACGTCATGATCATAATAATTCGTTGTCCACTTTAAGTTTCTTTTTTTTGTAAGATGATAAGTTGTATATTTTTTTTCTTTATTACTCCACACATCCATCCTTGCTGTAGAGGTGATGCCCCATAGGACTATGACATTATTATATTTTTTATAGTCATCTGTATTGAAATACTCTTCCGCAAATCTAAATTGTCTTTGATTTGATGAACCACCCTTCGCAAAATTTATATTTACATAATCATGTCTCCTTGATAGTATAGTTCTAAAACAATACTCATCAGTTAAGTCTTTGAAATGCTTCTGGTACAATGAGTCCCTCATCTCGTCTGTAGACATCTCAGTGTGCCTCAAGATGTTTGGATCGTACCAACTAAATTTACCTTTAGTCCAACTACATCCGAAGGTAATCAGTGCATTCATAATCTATGTTTTTGGTAGATTGGGATTGAGAACATTTTTTATCACGTAATCTCTGAACGACCAACCCCAGTCCCAGACATGCATCTCATATAATTCTGGTGGTAAATCATCTAGACCAATTGATCTCTTCAATCTTCTGACCCAAAAAGAATTATTTTTATTTGAATCTTTATTGAAAGGAACTCTATTCTCTTTTACAATTTTTACCTTATCTTGAATAGAGTATTTACCATGAGAAGTTCTAATGGTGGTGGGATCGTACCACCAATCACCTTTGTTCAACCAACACTTTGTGTCTGGATCTTTTATTTCATGCCAATCCACCTGATATATGTGATGCTCATCTTGTATCCCTGTTATAGGTCTTATTGTTTTGAACAAGTCATAACACTCTCGCAATACGTCATCGTAAGTATTATTTGTGGTGAAACTACCTGCCTGAGGATGCCTTTTGTTTCTAGCAATCTTTGATTTTGGTGATGTAAGATCAAGACCTATAGTCTCCCAATTATGTATCCTACTCCAGTTTAATTTTGTCAATTGTCTTGCACAATCAAATGATATCTGATCTCGATTAGACCCTATCTTACTATACTTCCACCATAGATCATGAAACTCTGCCATCTCATCATCTATCTGCCTCCATATACATGTCAAAACTGGTGAGCAATATTGTTTAAAATCATAGTCAACTTTACTTAGAGCATCGACAAGTTCAAGCATCTGTTCCTTGCTATTATAGTTGGCACCAAAACCCTCCATAATTTCATTATGAAAAGAAAATCTATGAGGATGCAACATATGCGTCAGAGGAACCTCTTTCAATATATCTTTAGACAAGTCAACCCATTCTTTAGTATGAACATAACATCCATCTAACCATACCGTCTTAGATCCATATGGAAATAACTTGTGTGGACAAATTTTTGCATAAGAAGATAACCTTCTAGGGTCACCCTCTATTTCATCGTAAACAAAATCAGGTATAGGTCTGAACTCCCAAGGTCCTTTCTTCTCTACATTACCATCTGTAAAACAAACATACTTTACCTCTGGATCATAATACATGTCATCAGGTATAGTATCATACCAATTTGTTATACTGGTATAAATTATGATTTGATCTTTCTCTGGGTTATCCCACTCAATCGCATATGAATACACACCTGCATCACCATAGAAAGGTTCACCAGTTATGCGATCTGTACCTGTCCTAAAATATTCTTTCCAATCAAATAAACCTGTAAGTTCTGTGAGTAAATCTGTAAACTCAATTATATCTACCTCCTCTTCGTGGTACACATAATCACCTGTCCTATTATTCCACCACTCACCGTTAGGACTTGCATCAGAAAATTGATTTATAAGGTCTCTTGATGATTCAGTTTCATATTCTACACCACTTAATTGTAATGCTACAGAGCATGCTAATTGATCTCTTACACCACCTCTGTTGTACCACTTCCACCACAATCTATCAAAGTCTTTTGTATTACCATTTCTCCAAATAATAGTGCATAAAGGAGAGAAGTATTTCTCAAAATCAAATGATGTTTCTGATACCTCTGTAGTAAATTTAAGAATGTCATCAGGATCTACCCATCCTTTAGATATATACTCAGCACATTCTTCAAGGTAGGAATGTTTATGAGGGTGACTCATTATAAAAAATTTTTTACGAAATAATATATCTTCACTTATTTCTTTAAATTTATCATTTAGAAGATGAACTTTTGATTC